TTACATTGTTTTTGGACATACCGTTGTGGAAGCGATATATGTCTGAACTGCCATGCAAACTATTATCTAGGCGTAACTCGAAGAGTTCGATAACTGCACTTGGGGCAAGCTTTAGTAGCTCTTCGTAAACGCTGCTAATTGCAGTCCATGTGACGCCACCATCAACAATGGTGCTGCCTACATCTGTTGGCCAACTAGGCTCGGTGCTAGCAGACGTTCCAGCAACCGTACATTGAAAGAACAAGCCGGTGGCTTGCTGCACCGTGGCGTGCCGAATATTGCCAACAGAAAATGCAGTATTAGCGGCCCAGGACGTTACAGCCATTACGATTCAAATACTTCGCGAAACGTTGTTTGGATTGTGGCGCGGTTCAAATAAGGAATTGACTTGCTCCACTGCTCACAGACAAATTTAGAGCTGCTGCCTTCACCGGGTGGTGTGAAATCAAAGCTTGCGTTGTCGTCAGCCCGTGCGTCTAGAAACGTTTCAATAGTGTCGGAATCAGTCTCAGACACTTCAAACGTAAGGTTGTACACCTTGGGGTTTTGATTCAGACCGAACGTCAACCTGGCTTCATAGCCATCACCAAACTGCACTTTCCGCACCACAGGGGCGCTGCTTTTTTGCACGCCATAGGTCGGTGTAATTGAAGGGAATACAGCCATTAGCGGGTCAACAAGCCTCCAGGTCGTTTTTGCTTGATTAGTTCTTGTTGTACTGCAATGCCAATCGCCTTGCCAAGCTGCGCGGCTTGATCGCCATCACCCTCAACAGAAGAGCCAGAAGCATCAACGTTTACAGTCACACTAGCGCTACCGCCCATTGCATTATTTGGAACGATCGTTCCAGCACGATCAGGCACAAACAACTCAGGGCCGCGTTCACCAACAACAGAAGGACGACCAACTGCTGGACGTCCACCATTTGCAAAGCCAGGAATTTTTAAGGCTTTCCCGATACCACCAATCCCTGCATTAAGGAACATGCCGCCAAGTTGCCGCAAGATGCCAGATAACGATTCGCTTAGTGACTTGCTGCCTTCTACGGCATCAAGAATTGAGTTAGTAATGCCTTGTTTAATTGTTTGTCCAACCTGCGCCGCAAATTCTTTCTGTTTTTGCATTTCCTGCGCGAGTCTGTCAGAAACCGCCAGGCGCTCTTTTTCTTCTTTAGTAAGATCTTTAGCAACAATTTTTTGACGAACTAAATTTTTCTCAGCAGCTATTAACTTCTCGGCTAGTGCATCGCCAAGAACATTTCGGTTTCTATTGATAGCCGCGATTTTAGTTTCAAGCGTCAACATTGTTCTTTCTTCTTCTGTAATTCCTGAAACAATTAGAGCTTGATCTTGCAAAGCTTGTAGCCGCTCCGCGCCTGCTTTGCGGGCTTGCTGTTCAGGGCTTAGACCGGTTTGTGTTTGAGTTATTCTTGGATCATCGAGGTCAGGTCTGGCACCTGCTTTTTTTGCAAGCTTAACTTCGATAGACATCAATTCTTTTGCGGCATCAAGGGCTGTTTGATACGCCTCTGGCAGTTGTCTGCCGGATTCTCTCATTAAAATGCCAAAATTAGCAATAACATCTAACTGATTCGCGCCAATAGTTTTTAACTGAGCGGCAAGTTCTTTGTTCGCAGGGTCTTTAGGCAAAGCCTTCAAAACACCCGCAATCTCAAGCAGGTCTTGTGCGTCACCACCTGGTAAGGCTAATTTGATATTTGCCTGGGTTACTGCTGCGCTGCCTGAAACGGCAATCAACGCATTAAATGCGGCTAAAGATTCATTCAAGCTCTTAAGCAATCCATCAACTGCAGGCGTTAACACCTCTCCTACACGGCGTGCTATCGCGCTGATGTTATCTACAAGGGTGCTGAACCGGCCACTTAAGGTGTCTGATTGTGCAATAGCACCATTAGCATATTTGCCGCCTTCATCTGTCAATTTTCTTAGGGCAAATGAGACCGCCTCCGCGTTTATTCGGCCAGACTCAAGAGCCTTTTTAAACTCTTCTTTGGTTAGGTCATATTCTTTCCGCAATGTTCCTTGCAGGTCAACACCACGCTCTTGAAGTTGCAAAAGTTCTTCACCCTGCAACCTTCCTTTTGCTTGAATCTGACCAAAAGCAGTGGCGATACCGCCTAAATCAGCACCAGTCGCGCCAGCAACATCACCAAGGCGGCTGACTATCCCTACTAATTCGTCTGTCTCAAAACCAAAAGCTTTAAGACGCTTTGCGGTATCAATCAGCTCTTCACTTGTAAACGGCGTTATTGCCGCAAACCCCTGCAAGCTTTTGATAATTCCTTCTGCGTCTTCAAGCGATCCTGTAAGAACCTTGAGACTTCTTGTTTGAGTCTGCAGTTCTGCTGTTTTAAAGAAAACAAACTTTGCTGCCTCAATCGCACTCAACCCAATAAAAAGACCTTTGACAGCAGTTGACAGTGATTTAACCCCACCTGATGCTTTTTTAGCACCGTTCCCAACGCCAATAAAACGGCCTTTAGCATCACGAAGCCTTCCGTTTGCGTCTTTGACTGCCCCTTCAAGTTTTTTTGTTTCTACCGTGACACGCCTGAGCGGGTTGATCGCTTTTGCAGCGTCAACAATCAGTTCAACTGTTGACCTTGCCACGGCTGCCTAGCAATAGCTTGATTCTACCTCCGCATTTGCTTTGCACGCTGCATTGCTTTTTCCTCATGCTCCGCCTTGACTTCATAAAACGCAGCGAAATGAACAAGCTCCGCGTCAGTTAACTCTGTGCGGAGCCTGCTGACTGTCATACCAAGTTCGCAGGCCAGAAAAAACTCAAAGTAAGTCCAACTGTCCTGCTTCAGTCGTTTTTTGCTTCTTCAAGGCCAGCCTCTTCTCCAAGGCCAAACAAGAACAGTTCAATCTCGTTTAACACAGATTCAGGGAGCTGACGCTGAAGCTTGTTTGCGTCAGCAGCAGCAAAAGCCTTGGTGCCATCCTCAAGCTCAGCAATTTGACACAGCATGTTGGTGCTGATGTCTAATGCCTCATCAGTACCAGCTAGCTGCTGTGCTTTTTTGCGGTCAGCGCGTGTGATCGGTTTGAAAAACAGATCTACAACTTTCGTGCCTTCAGCGTTTTTTAATTCAAACTTGCGCCGCTGGTTGAGATCAAACGCCCCAACCAGCAGATCGACGGTGCGATTTCCAGCCATTTAATAAAAGCTTGCGCTTAAATTATAGCTTTATCACTGAAGGTTGCCGACAATGGCACCGCTAGTGATGAAATTGCAGCTAACGATGTCAAGCTCGCCAACAGTAGAAGTAATTTCCATGTCGGTGATAATTCCGGCAAAGCTCACAGAGTCGCTGCCAGGAGTGGTGCCAGTCGTAAACAGCTCAAACGTTGCATCTGCAGGATCTGCCGTAGTCAAAACGTCTTCAAGGAAACTAGCTTGACCGGTGGCATCAGGGTCGTAAACCAGCTCAACGGTGCCAGAGCCACTGATCATGCTGCCAATAAAACTGCGGAAAGTGTCTCCGTGCTTTGAAACATCCAAAGTTTCTTTGGTAGTTGAAAGGCTCCAACTACGCGTACCAACGACGGTGGCTTTGCTGCCACCTGCTGGTTCAAACTGAACAGCGCCTTGTTCGCCTCGGATTGTTGCCATGGTCAGAGTTCCTCGATGGATTCAAAGGTCACACGGACCTGGGTTTGGAAGTAGCCCTCGGGTGCTGCTGAAAGCAGTGCCTCTGGACCTGTTGCAGCGTCGAAGAAAACCCCCGACACGATGACCCTATTGTAAAGGTCTCGAATCCTTTTGCCGATGATAAAATTGGCTCCAGGGCCAACACCTTTGGCAGAGAAGATATTGATGGTGACAATTCCAATAATTCTGTTTTGAGAATTAGTTGTCAGCCCTTGGCTTAGATACTCGTTTGCCCCAAAACTGACAAGGCATTGAACAAACGACGAATTAGGCGTCGGCTCAAACGCCATGTTGTGAAACACAACTGGAACGGCAGGGTTGCCAGCTAGCTCTGTGGCAAGCCTGCCTTCAATGGTGGCCCTGATTGCATTGAGATCAGCAGCAGCCATTAGTTACGCCTCCTAAATGCTGCAACAATTTTGGGCACTCTTACCGTTGCAATCTGCTTTCCAATCAAATCAGGGAAACCAGGCACCGTGCCTTGACGTGTTTTGTATTCAGGGTTGCCTGACTCATCTTTCCACGAAGACGGCAGGTTGTTGCCGTACAGAACCGGTTCTGCGTATTCCATATTGTTTCTGATGGTTGCCTCAAACTTGCGAAATCTTGTCTGCCAATTGTTCCGCAGCCTTCCAGTGTCAACAGGAGTTTGCTGTTTAACTTCTGCTGTCCATTCAAGAGCCACAATCTTGACGACCTGCTCGATTTCTTCTTCCATCAAATCAGCAATGCCGGTGATTGGGATTTCACGCGCCATCGTTATGCCCTCAGGATTAGTTCGTGAGTGATCGCCGTGTTGTCTTGCTCAGAGGTTTCAACACGAATAATTTGATGCACAACCGAACTAATCACAACCCGGTCTTTGGTCTCTGGCGCTGA